GATGGGACGGCAATAGCTAATTTCAGCATAGCTACATCGGACGAGTGGAAGGATAAGCAGACAGGGGAGAAAAAGAGTAAAGTTGAATGGCATCGTATAGTAGCTTTTAAGCGGCTGGCTGAAATATGTGGGGAATTCCTTCATAAAGGGAGTCAGGTATATATCGAAGGTAAACTGCAAACCAGATCATGGGAAGATAAAGACGGTAATAAGAGGTATATAACCGAGATTGTTGCTAATCAGATGCAGATGTTGGGTGGTCGGGATCAGGGTGAGAGTGGTTACCATCCACCGGCGAGAGAGCCAGTAAAACCGCCTGAGCCGGAACAGAAATCATTAGCTGATGATGTCCTGGGTCAGATAGGGGGTAGTGAGCCGTTTTAAAAAAAAAGGAGAATAAACATGAATTTTATTAAAAAAATCAAGGCACATAGGCAGAAAAAAAACACAAAAATTAATCGTATTGACTTCCCAAAAAAACATCTACTTAAATTGGCAGAACTACAGAATGCTTACATCTACTGCCAGGAAGGAAAACGCAGTGTCGCTGCATATGAACTTTGGGCTTTTATAAACAAAGTTACCAGGGCAACTATTTTAAATCCTAAAGCATTCTGGTGTTTTGGCGGTACTCCGTCAGCACCGTATCTAACCAATATTAAGCCAAATGATTAAACATAAATTCAACGCTGTCCGTACAGAGCGGGACGGCATCAAGTTTCCGTCCAAGAAAGAGGCGGCACGGTATGATGAGCTTGTTCTCATGCAAACCCTGGGGGAGGTCTGTTTTTTTCTCAGGCAACCGCTTTTTGACCTGGGCGGTGGCACTACCTACAGAGCCGATTTTATCATTTTTTGGTGTGACGGGACGGCCACGATTGAGGATGTCAAGGGGATGCAGACGAAAGCTTTCAAAAAAGCGAAGCGGCAAGTTGAGGCTAAATATCCGGTGAAAATAATTGTTGTGTAGGGGTTGACATCCAACCGCTATATGTGGTATAATTAGCGAAACAACACAGGAGAAATATTATTAATTTCCAAGTGCCTGAAATATCACCGGCTTTTCCTATTTCGATAGGAGACCCTTCTTTCCTCCCTGACAGGGGAGCGGATAAGTTTGAGAAGTTTACGGACAAAGCAAAACTGTTCATGCACGAGAATAAAATATTTCTGGATCAGAACAAAAAACAATATAATATCGTTTATGATGTTCTTGAAAACTTAGAACTCCCACATGCGGGAACCACTTTCAGGATCAGGACGCAACAGCAAATTTCATTGTTTGCGATTATTGCAAAAATTTTATATGAACATCCATCCATAGACAACCTGACAATAGCTACGTATACCATCAACACTAAGTTTTTTGATTTGATAATGTCTCTATTTGATAGTGGTAAAATCAAGAAGCTTTCTTTTTTAATTGCGTCTTCATATACTTTCAGATCACCCGAAAATTACGAGTATTTTAAAAAAGTTTGTTTAAAACGCCATAAGGCTGGGGCTGATATCAGTCTGATGTTCGCGTGGTCGCATTTTAAAATTACATTAGTTAAATGTGGGGATGATTTTTATCAGTTCGAGGGCAGTATGAATTACTCAATTAATAATATGGCTGAGAATCTGATTCTATGCAATTCGGAAGAAATTTATAATCAAGATTACGATTTTATTAAAAATATTATGATGGATAGCGAAAATAAAGCGTTAGAATTGGTGTGCTGAAAAAAAAGAGATTAAAAAACGAATAATTATCATATATAAAAAAAGATGGCAGACTTAACAATAAAACAGATAGAGGCAGGGTTAAGGGCCACTGGGGGATTTATCTCACAGGCGGCTAAGAATCTTGGAGTAACTCAAAGTGCAATTTCAAAAAGAATAGCCAGAAGCGATATTTTGAAGGCTGTTCTGGAGGAGATTGTTGAAAGCACACTCGACTTTGCAGAGTCAAAGCTGCTCGGTCTGATAAAAGAATCACACCCTGCCTCGATTTATTTTTATTTGAAATGCAAAGGCAAACATCGGGGATACGTGGAAAGGCAGGAAGTAACAGGAGCAGAGGGAAAGGATCTCGGGGTGGTATTATTACCGCCTAAAAAAAATGCCAAATGACAAACACGAAATCATATGGCAGCCACAACCAGGGCCACAAACACACTTTTGCGAATCTTCCGTTTTCGAGGTGTTCTACGGTGGGGCTGCCGGTGGTGGAAAGTCTGATGCACTATTGGTCGAGGGGCTAAGACAGGCACATATCCCAGAATACCGTGGTGTCGTTTTCAGGCGGACAACAAAACAGCTTAGGAAGCTGACGGATAGAAGTCAGGAGATCATACCGAAAGCGTTTCCTTCCGCCCGATGGAGCGACCAAAAACTAACATGGACGTTTGAGAGCGGGGCCAAATATATGCTATGGCATATGGAGCACGAAAAAAATAAGTATGACCATGACGGTATCGAATATCAATATATCGGATTTGATGAGATTACACATTTTTCAGAGACGCAATATTCGTATTTGTTTTCGAGATGTAGAACAGCTAATAAAAAATTGTATTGCTACATTCGAGCGACGGGCATGCCGGTAGGGGTTGGAGTCGGTTGGGTAAAACAGCGATTTATTGACAATGGGCCTTACAATATTATTACAGACGATGAAACCGGGTTAGAACGGATGTTCATCCCTGCCACGTTGGATGACAATAAAAAGCTGATAGGGAGCGACCCTTTCTATGAGCGGCGATTAAAAGCTATGGGGCCTAAGTTATTTAATGCCCTGAGGCATGGTGATTGGTCAGTCGTGGAGGGTGCTTATTTCGAGGAGCTGAACCAGCAAGATCATTCCTGCCCTTCACACACACCGCCACCTGGGGCATTGATTTTTAGGGCTATGGACTGGGGATATGCTAAACCATTTTCAGTGGGCTGGTATTACGAGGATTACGATGGTAATATTACTCGTTTTCGGGAGTGGTATGGCTGGGATGGAAAGGCGGATGTTGGGCTGAGGATGGGGGCACGGGAGGTCGCTCAAAAAATCAAGGATTTGGAGTCTGATCTCAACGTGTCTTACGGAGTTGCTGATCCTTCGATCTGGTCGAAAGTAGATGACGGGCCAAGCATAGCTGAAAATATGGCAGACGAAGGTATTATGTGGGAACCGGCAATTAATGACCGAGTTCAAGGCTGGATGGAGTTTCACAACCGGCTCAGGGTGGATGATGAGGGCCGGGTCAGATTCAAGGTGACGGAAAACTGTAAGCAATTTTGGAGGACAGTCCCGGTCTTGCAGTCTGACACTCGGAAGCCGGAAGATTTAGACACCAAAATGGAAGACCATCTGGGTGATGAGGTACGGTATGCCCTCATGTCTCGACCGTGCTTTATGGGGAGTGGGGATGTGAGTGTTGGGCCTGACAGAGCAACCGCGAGCATGGACTGGTAATATTACGGTGACGAAAAATCTGATTGAAGAATTGGAAGATATGTGGCAGGGAATGAGATGGAGAGCAACATGCCAAGATGTACCTATTCGGGAAACGTGGGAGAACTCCCATATTGAGGATACTATTTTGATGAAAAAAACAGGGGTGGCCCCATGTTGGCACAATGAGATAGAAGACGCGATGATCAGGTGGATTGATAATCATGCTGAATAAATTAAAGGGCGGCATTAAGAAAATGTTTCAGGCAAGTAACCCGCCTATGGGTGAGATTGCGACCACTGAATCTGCTATTTATAAAGACTTGGGTTTTCGGGAGTATAATCCTGATTCGCTAATTCGGAGTAAGGGGTTTAGCAAAACTTATGACGAAATGAGGGTGGATGACGAGGTGAAAGCCTCATTATCCCTCAAAAAGCATGCCGTGTTGGCCCCTGGGTGGGAAATTGAGCCAGCCAGTGAGGATGACGAAGACCAGGAGAAAGCGGAGTTCATAGAAACCGTTTTCGAGCAAATGGGAGGGGCACTGGATGACGCTCTTTTGCAGATATTAACGGCCCTTGATTATGGGTATAGCATTACAGAGATCATCTGGGGTGTAATGGAAGAGGGGCAATACAAAGGCAAGGTCGGAATAAAAGCTTTAAAATCAAAACGCCCCCACCTGTACGAGTTTGATACAGACGAATATGCGAACCTCAAACCAAAAGGATTAGTTCAGACGGGGCTTGGTATGGCGGACGAAAAAGCGTTGCCCGTCAACAAGTTCATCATATACTCGTACCAGAAAGAGTTCGGGAACTGGTATGGCATGTCAGATTTACGCGCGAGCTATCGGTCGTGGTGGTCGAAAGATAATATAATAAAGTTCTGGAATATCTATCTTGAGCGGTTCGGCTCACCCCTTACGGTCGGGAAATATAAAACCGCTAATACTGCCAGCATCACAGACCTGAAAAACATCCTGAATAATTTGCAGTCAAAAACCTCTATCACCCACAGAGATGGAGAGTTTGATTTATCATTTTTGGAGCCACAGAGAAGATCAACAGCAGACTATCAAGCCGCGCTGGATTATCATAACAAATCAATAGCCCGGTCAATCCTTCTGCCGGACAGGCTGTCTTCCGCTGGAGAGACAGGCGCGTATGCCCAAGCTAAGGTTCATTTTGATGTCTTCTTGTGGGTCATTCAAAAGCTGCGACTTGACCTCGAAAGTGTTGTCATGCAAGAACAGCTGATCCGGCGATTGATGGGCTGGAATTACCCTGATGCGGGGCAGTTACCAAAATTCAAGTTTCGCCCGCTGACGGAAGAACAACGTCTCGCACTGGCGGACGCGTTTGCTACAGCGGTACAGAAAGGGGCAGTGGTCGCAACCTCTGAGGATGGCAACCATATCCGAAAAGCACTCAATTTTCCAGAGCAGGAAGAAGCAGAGATACCACAGCCGGGGCCGAAAGAGACACCCACAAAACCAAAAGAGGAAGGCACGCCTGCCGACGCTGAAACTGGTGATGGCGAAAAAAAGAGCATGTCAGGGCTGTGGCGTGAGAAAACACAGTACGAGAAGAAGGTCGATTTCGCACGGATTGAAACAGACTTGGATAAAATAGAAACGGATGCCATATCAGATCTGCAAACAGTTCTCGAAAAACAAAAGAATGCCTTGACCGCATTCGTGGCAAATAAAATCTCAAACAACAAGCTGACCTCACGGCTTATCATGACTGGAATTGACCTGAAATATACGAGAGAGCTAAAGACAATAGTGTCCGGCATGTTTAGTTTGACGTATGTAAAAGGAAAGAAGGACGCATCAGCAGAAATCCCAAAACGATTCATAAAGGCGAAGCGTGATATTGCCGTTACCCCGCAGAAAGCTCTTGATTATTTCGAGGCCAAGACAGGATTTGTGGTCAAAGGAATCAAGGACCCGTTAGTTTCCGAAATACAAGCTGTCTTGCTATCCACATTGCGGGATGGATTGTCCGTGCCGGACACGATCAAGAGGCTGGAAGACGTTTACCTGCCTTACTTATCAGCCGGTGATATAATTATTGATCAGAAACAACTTACTCCGTACCGGATGGAAGCGATAATCAGGACGAACATGAGCGAGGCGTATAATTTCGGGCGGCGGGCGATAGGTGAAGACCCTGATCTTGAGGGTTATGTTATCGGGTATCAGTTTTCAGAGATTATTGACGCGCGGACGGCGGAAGTTAGCCAGTATGTGGACGGAAAAATCATATCGGTGAAACATCCCAGCTTGTCGTCCTTGAGTTACCCGCTCCATTGGAACGAACGAGGCATGTTTGTTTTTATAACTACGGATGAGGCCCCGGTGACGATGATGTCAGATGCGGAGGTCAGCCGGGCCATTAGCCTGAAAGGGATATAATATGATATCGGTCAGCTCGTGCCAGCCAATAACGGATGTAGGCACACACGTTTTTATCAATCAATTTTTAGCTCAGTTCCGATGTGAAAAGTGTAACAAGCTCCTGGCGAAAAAAAATATATCAGGTTTTCTGGCAGGTGAAATTAAATGCCCAAGGTGCGGCGTAATTAACGAGACATAAGGGGGACATGATGGCGGACAAAGACAAACAAAAAAACATGAAATTAGACCAGACATTTAATATCCAGGGAATTGAAATCTTCGCGGAAGGTACGTGGAACGGCGACACCTACACTGTGGGCGACCTGGATGAGATGGTGTCTGCTTTTTCTGCTTCGGGAGTAGAACCGCCTTTAAAGCTGGGTCACAATACCGCCCAGGAGAAAGACGGCCAACCGGCATTCGGGTGGGTAGATAAGATATATCGTCAGGGGGGCAAACTCTTGGCGGATTTCAGGGACATTCCTAAAAAGCTTTACGAAGCCATGAAGCGTGGAAATTATAAAAACGTTAGTTCAGAAATCTACTGGAATTTCAAGAATGGTGAAACCTTTTTTCCACGGGTGCTTTCAGCAGTGGCATTGCTTGGGGCCGATATTCCGGCAGTAACAGACCTGGGTGCGATTGAGGGCCTGTATGAGCAGGCAGAAGGAGACATTAGGATATATGATTTTGAACGCCTTGGCGAAGCTGAGGAAACACATCAACAGGAGGAAATAGAAATGGCGGAAACAAAAGAAATGCAGACAATTATTGAAAATCTCAAGAAAGAGAACGAAGCCCTGGAGGCTACATATGCAGAAGCTAAAAAATTGAAAGAGGATGCACTCGCTAAACTTGCCGAACAGCAAGCAGAAGCGATGGAAGCGCATACGAAGGAATTTATCAAAAATCAGAAAGATGCCGGGCGGATTCTACCAGCGTTTGAGGCGGAAGTTGAGGCTCTTTTCGACAGTGCTACGGACAAGAAGGCATACACCTACACGGACGATAACAAAAAAAAGGTGGAATTGACCCAACGTGAGTTGCTGGAACGGTTCGTTACATGCCTCCCAAAGATGATCGAGTTTAAGGAGTTGGGGAAAGACGATGGGAAAGATCTTACAAGAGACCATGATTTAGCCCCGGACGTAGAAGTTGACCGCCAGGCTAAAATGTTTATGGACTCGAACGAAAAACTAACATACGAAGATGCTATCGATCAGGTGCTCGAAAAAGATGCTGATCTGAAAAAGGCATATTTAGGAGGATATTAATCATGAGAATGGACGAGTCTTTTGTCGCGAATGAAAATTTGGAGTCATACCAGTATGCGTTAGTTGTCAATTCTGCCAGTAACCTTGTGGGCAGATCAGGCACAGCCGGGGAAATGTGTCTTGGAGTTTTGCAGAACAAACCTCAAAGTGGTGAAAATGCGACCATAGTAATGATGGGCCGTTGCCGGATAAAGGCTGGGGGCACTATCGCTGCTGGAAATGAGATTACAGCAACCGCAAGTGGTACGGCTGCGGCGGTAGCATCAGGACAGTACATACTTGGTTTGGCGATTACTGGCGTTGCCAGTGGAGGAAACTTTACCGGGCTAATCAATCACGCTGGATATAAAGGATAAAGGGGGGAAAAATGGGAGCAACAGGCAGAGATTTACACATTGACACACCATTGACCAATATGGTGATTGGCTTTGAACCGCAGGGGTTTGTCGTGCAAAACATCTTCCCCTCAGTCGCGGTTAAAAAACAAAGTGACGTATATTATAAATGGGAAAAGGGTGATTTTTTCAGAATACCGGATACCCTGAGAGCACCTAAAACCAAAGGACGGAGCGTGGTTTTTAATGTTTCATCTGACACTTATTACGCTCCGAATTATGCTCTTGTCCACGAGGAAGCTTTCGAGGACATGGGGAACGCTGACCAGGTATTGAAAGGCAGGCAAAAAAGGGTCCGGGCCTTGAAGAATTTGCTTTATCTGGATTGGGAAAACAGGGTAGCGTCAATGCTCACATCGGGCAGTAATCTGGGGTCATATACTACACTGTCGGGTACAAGTCAGTGGTCGGACTACGCCAATTCTGACCCGGTGAATGATATTGAGACTGGGAAGGAAGCGATCAGGTCAACTACCGGGCTGGACACTAATCTAATAATTGTAGGCCACACGGCGCATAGGAAGCTTATACACCACCCTGATATACTTGATCGGATAAAATATGTACAGAAGGGTGTTGTCACTGCGGACGTTCTGGCGGCTGTTTTTGACGTCGAGAGGTACGTGGTCGGAAAAACAATCAAAAACACAGGTAGCGAAGGATTGACTGACAGTTTCAGCGATGTGTGGGGCGACAATGTTGTATTAGCGCATGTTACCAACGGCCCTGATCCTGACGGAAAAGACCCGTCTCTTGGATATTCTTTTAGATGGGAGGCTCCGGGCCTGGGCGGAAACCAATGGGCGGCTGAAATCTGGAACGATCCTAACGGTGGCAATTATGAGAACCGGAGACTCCAATATTTCCAGGATGAGAAAATAACCGCCTCTGAATTGGGATATCTGATTATAGACACGGTTGCTTAGGAGATTGTGGAATGAAAATAGAGGTTCTTTGCAGTATAAATAGCGGGGAATACGATAAAGGCATGACCATGAGCCTACCACGTAATGAAGCTTTGAGGTTAATCATGATTGGAGCTGCTAAAAAAATCCCGCTAAGGAAGAAACCCACTAAAAAAAAGGAGCAATTAGATGGGAATTGAAAAAATAAGAAGACGGCTGGTAGGGAAGGGGGGAATGGATTCCCTTGCGGTCGGTTCGTTTGGCACAGTGAACGTGAACTCAGTAGTAAAAACGTTCAATGCTGCCATCACGGGTGTTGCTTCTCTTGCAGCGGCTACCTTAACAGCAATCAGCGGCGACGGTGCTTGGAGGGGGATTACTACCGTACTGAGTGGATTAGCGACCGCTACGATATCAGCCACCGCGGCGACAAGCGGGTTTCCTATCATGGTATCCCTGGGGGCTACATCGGTTACCAGTCATAGAGACCTTGTTGTCAGCGTTGATTCTATCGTCGATGGGGTAAGTTTTTCAGCGGTAACAAACCTGGCAACGGTAGATGATCAAGAAGTTGTATACACAATCATCGGGGGTTAATCATGGGATCGAGACACCTGCAAAATAGCTTTATGAGGATAACAACCGAGGGAACAACGGTGGTGCAGAGTGCCGGAAACTCAGGTGTGCTTGATGGCATTGTGCCTGGGATTGCTGGAGCCGCATCGTCAACTATCATTGCCCAAAACTCAGCGGGGGTAATTTTTATGAAGCTGGACGCAACGGATGTACATCCGAGGACAGGCTTAAATTTAAAGTTCCCGGATGGGCTGTCAATGGTTACATCGGGGACTACCCCGCCGGATTACACAGTTTTATTTCGATAATTTCAAAAAAAGGAGATTGCCTAAATGAGCAACAAAATGAAACTTAATATTGTTTTTTATGTCAACGGGATGACATTTGACGGAAACTCGCTTAAGACTCATAGCCTGGGCGGGTCTGAAACAGCCGGATTGTGCATGGCCAGGGAGCTCGCAAAAAGAGGGCATGATATTACTATGTTTTGCAACACAAAAAACCCCGGCAAAGTAGACAATGTCAATTACATCCCGATTGAGCATTTCAGCCCGTACATGGCATACACGGCAACGGACGTACTGATTGCTCAGCGAGTGCCCCAAATTTTCACCTCACCAATGAAATCAAAAATCAATATCCTCTGGCAGCATGATGTTGGCCTGAAAAGGATGAGGACTGATTTCATGGGGAGCCTATGGAATGTGGCTGAGGTATGGGGCTTGTCAGATTTTCACATTAAGCAAATGTCAGAAACATACGGAGTGTCGGAAGATTTATTTTGGAAGACACGGAACGGCATTGATCCTATCAGACTCACACCCCAAAAACGCAACCCGAAAAGATTAATTTACACTGCCCGGCCAGAGCGTGGAATGGACGTTCTTCTCCGAGATATCATGCCTAAGATATGGGCGCAAGACCCAGCTATGGAATTGCACCTCTGCGGTTATGACAACACCGTGCCTGAGATGGTGCAGTTTTATGATTCGCTGCATGCGATGATAAACGATTACCAAAAAAAAGGACTTAAAATAAAATGGTTGGGGGCACTTACCAAAAAAGAGCTTTACAAGGAATATCAGAGGGCTTCCTTATTTGTTTACCCAACCGAGTTTGAGGAAATCTCTTGCATCACAGCTATGGAATGCATGGCGTGTGGCCTCCCAATGATAGGGAGCAAGCTGGCAGCACTGCCTGAAACGATTGCTGATGGGGCTGGCATCTTGTTGGACGGCAACAACAAAAGCGAAGAATATCAGGAGAAGTTTATCAAGACAGTGTTTGACGTGCTGAATAATCCTGAGCAACTGAAACAAATGAGACAGGCGGGGCTGGATGCGGCTGGAAAGTTAGCGTGGTCAGATGTTGCGGTTGAGTGGGAATCTCATTTTTACGAGATGTTTGAAAAACTAACGGAAAACAAAGAAACCCTTGCGAAACATTTGTACCGCAATGAGGATATCATTACTCTGAAAGAAATAGCGAGCCCTACTTGGAAGGAAAAAATAGATAAAGAATACCCACTGCTACACAGCACAGAATCTTACAATGATATGTATAATCTACAAGGTCATACAGTGCCCCCACTGGAAAAACTGAATGAATACACACGTGTCAAGGTCGTTATGAATCTGTTGGCCGACTATGAACCTTTTAATCTGCTCGATTATGGCGGCGGGATTGGAAATGAAGCGATACAGTTCGTCAACACTTTTGGGTGTCAAGTCACCACGGCGGATATATCGCTCTCTCAGCAAGACGTAGGGAAGCGGATGGCTGATAGGCTATGTACCGCACCGGAAAAGATAACATGGAAGATATGTGACCAACCAAAAGACCTTAAATTCTCTTATGATGCTGTATTCGCGGGCGAAATACTGGAACACCAAATTAAACCATGGGACTTTGTTGACGCGCTGGAAAAACAGTGTGATGAGGGGGGGCTGTTAATTTTCACCGTGCCTCTTGGGCCGTGGGGGGATGTGGAGGGACTCGAATACAGAGGGCATTTGTGGAACTTCGAGAAATCAGATTTGAGGGACATGTTCGGGAATAAAAAAGACCTCATGATAAAAATGGTAGCAGGCCCAGCTAATGAAAAAAATGGAGAAACGTTGGGCTGGTACGTAATTGCCTACAAAAAAAATTCAAAGATACCCACGGGCAAAATAGACATGCAGCGTAAAATTTCCATACAAGCACCGAGGCAAACAATATCAACCTGTATGATCATAGGCGGAAAGCAAGAGGGCCTTCTCCACAGATGCCTTGATTCGATATTGTTAATATCGGATGAAATAATTATTGCGGATACTGGTATGAATCGCACATGCCTGGAAATTATTCAAAGCCCTAAATATCAGGGGCGTATAAAGGTTCTGCCTAACTCACCTGATCCTCTAAAAGATGGGTTTAATAAAGCTCGAAATCATGTGATATCGAAAGCTAAATGTGACTGGATCCTCTGGATAGACTCAGACGAAGAATTGTTAACACCTGTGAATTTATTCAAATATCTCAGGGAAAATATATATCAAGGATATTCGATTAAACAGCACCACTTTTCAGCACAGCCGCCTAACGCATTTAAGCCGGACATCCCTATCCGATTATTCAGAAATCACAAAGGAATTAAGTTTTTCGGGGTCGTACATGAACACCCGGAAAAATCATTAAATGAGGGGGTCGGAGTATCAACCTTATTATCTGATGTGGATATAGCACATGATGGATATCTGACGGAAACAGGCAGGCGTAAACGCTTCAACCGAAACTTTCAATTGTTATTACGGGATAGAGAAAAGTATCCAGACAGGGAGTTAGGAAAGTTCCTTATTATGAGGGATTGGATTTTACTATCTCGCTACGAACTGGAAATGAACGGTGGAAAATTAACGCCTCAGATCGAAAAGAATTGCCGGGCGGTTGTGAAAATGTACCAGGATGAATTTTTGGGCAAAAAGGGGCTTATGTCTGCTGATGGGTTGCAGTTTTATTCTGAGGCACTTGAGTTTTTAAGAGAAGGCTTTTCTTACATCTTCAACCTCAATGTCCACCCGCAAAAAGCTCAAATTGCAGGGGATGACACTACTGCCAGATTTGCAACCAAGGATGATTTTATTACGTTCATGAAAGCGAACCTTGATACCCTAAAAGAACCGTTCGATGGGAGATATATATAATGGCGGTATATACCACAGTCGCAAAAGTTACTGATTTATTTCCAAAAATAAAAGATACCCAAATTTCTTCCGCTTCAATTGCGTTTTATATCAATCAGGCGGAGGCTGAAATAAACGGGCGGCTGGCTCCTCAATACTCCCTGCCATTTTCAACAACTCCGGCCTTAATCGAAACGATTGCAACGGAATTGAGTTTAATAAAAGTACTTGACAGATTCTTTACATCGGAGGCCAGAAGCTCAAACAGTTGGCGTGACACACGGAAAAAGGACGCGCAAAATCTGCTTGATGGGATCGCGAACGGGAGTATGTCGCTGATCAACAGTTCCCATACGATCATTAATCCTCGATCTGATTTGCACGGGATAGTCTCTAATACATCAGAATACACACCAACCTTTTCGCACTTGGGAGAGGGGAGCCAAGAAATTGACCCTGACAGGCTCGATGATGAAACGGACGATCTGGACTAATGGCTCACATCGTAGGAGCAGACGCATTGCAGGCCAAGTTCAGGAAATTGGCTAAAAAACTGAAAAACAAAAAAGGCATGTATAAACGGATCGGTGTTAAGCTGATGAACGAGATCAGCTATACCTTCAAAAAAGAGAGCCACGAAGGAGACCCCTGGAAGCCCCTGAGTCAACGAACGATAGACAAAAGGCGGAGGGGGGACAAAAAATCAAAGGCCAGGCCAAGAATACTACATGACACGGGGACATTGAGGCGGTTTGTGCGACATGCGACACCTTCCCGGCTCACGGTAGGGTCTCCGATAGAGTACGCCCCAAAACATGAATTTGGTGAGGGTGTACCGGAAAGGCCAATGTTGCCCTCGAAGGAAATGGCCTTGAAAATTAGTGTGGAAGTCACAGACAAATATATTAGCCAGCAACTAAAAAAAGCAGGACTAAAATGACAGAGATTAATTATTACACGATTGAGACTACATTGAAAAGCCTGTTAGAACAAGACTCAAGGCTGATTGACTTGGGCGCGACTGTCATGGTGGAAGAATCTTTCAACCTCTTGGCGGACTTATGCCCGTGGGTGGGAATCTACCTCACCGAGTGGGAGTCACCTGAAGACGAGGAAAGGATTGGCGGGACTTCCCCTGTCCTCACTTACCTGACCCTTGAGATTTGGCTTTATGAGTGTGCAATTGAGCTGAAAACGGCGGCTAAGAACAGAGACACCCTCCTGAAAAAAGTAAAAGAGGTCTTGAAAGAAAACAGAACAATCAGCGACACGGTCTTAATCACCAGGTTTGATGGTGGTGAGTTTGATAGCGGTGCCACGGATGACGGATATTTCAAGGGCGTGTCTATCAGGATGGAATGTGAGGTCAGGGAATGATCATAGTTTCTTGCTGCAACAGGGACGGCGGAATTTTCACGATTGATGAAGATAACCTGAAAGTGAAAAAAGTGATCACTCGTGAAACAAGGGGGGTCGATATTGATGGTGACATTCTTTACGCTTGCAGCTCAGACGGGTTACAGGTTTATGACGAAGGTTTCAACCTAATTAATAAACTCCATATACCGAACGATTGGCACGGGCTGAGAATCTACAATAACAAGATATGTGCCTTGGTAGCTAATAAAGACACTCTCTTTATGTTTCTGAAAGACATGACGCCGAAAGGGTCTGTCTCTATGAGGTACGGGGACTCTAAAGAGGGGCGGAATCATATCAATGACTTGTTTTTTTATGGTGGCAGTTCTTTTTTTTCGATGTTCAGCGCAGAGGCAAGGCCGAATTATACCAAAGGTGACGGTTGTATAAAAAACGACACGGGCAGCAGCAAAACGGTTATTTCTGGCTTAGTTCAGCCCCACACGCCTTATGTTTATGAGGGAGAACTCTATTATTGCAACTCAGCGAAGGGCACAGTTGAAAAAGAGGGAGAGGTACTTTTCAGCACGGGGTCTTATCCACGAGGGATTGAAATAACAAAAAAATACATGTGGGTAGGATGCTCAGAAAATAAGCACGATCACACTAAAGGGGAATGCGGGATTGTTAGGCTGTCAAGGGAAGGGGATTCTGTGTTCATTCCATTGCCAGCTCATGAAGTTTACGGGATTGTAAGGAGGGGAGGAGCATGAAAAAAATAACATGGATAATCGGGGGGCTGGAAGTTCCGGGAGTAGGCATATCACAGGAGGGGCAAACTGTAAATGCAGATAATGAAACGGCTGTTAGCTTAATAGCTCAAGGCATTGCGGTTGCTGAAAAGCCGAAAAAACCTCCTAAACAACCCAAAACATCAATAATCGAGGGGGTAAAGTAAAATGGCATACGGTCAACTGGGGCATATTGGGATTTCAAAGCAAGCGAGTTTTGGGACTGCTACAAGTTCGTGGGATTATTTTCCAATCATCAGCGAAACGCTGACCACCAACATTGAGCAGTTAGTTGAGGAGGGCATGAGGGCCCGTTTCGAGGAGGGGGCTACTCATACCGGGTTATTGACAGTGGGTGGTGATATTGTATTCGAGCCAAACCCTGTTATGGTTGGACATTTTTTGAGGGCAGTCACAGGCATTGCAAGCTCAAGTGAGGTGACATCAGGGACGCCGGTGTACGAATGGGAGTTTGTGCCCGCACAGACAGATTTCAGTACAAATTGTGCCCTCCCGCCTTATACGCTACAGGTCTATAGGGGTGTTGGTAGTGCGTGGGAGTTTGCTGACTCGCTGGTTACAGGGCTTACACTGGATATTTCAGGCGGAGCGATCGTGAAAGCAACAGCCAATGTAGTCTCCAGAATTTCAAGCCTCATGACAAAAACCACACCGTCATTTCCTCTTGGGGACCCTTGGACGTGGGATGCTGCGAGCTTATCAATTGCTGCGACGGCAAACGGCGACATGGAGAACATGACTATTATAATTGAAAACCCGATTGAAGGAAAAACGGTGCTGGATACTAACAAATATCACGGGAAGTTTGTCAGGACAGGCGATAGATCTACCAGGGTGTCTGGTTCTATGGATTTTGAAAGTCAAACACAATACAACATTTTCAGAGCGCAGACTGAGCAGCGTTTTTTACTGGGGCTGACAGGGGCGACTCTCACTACGAGCGCGAACGCTCTCACAGTTGATATGCCGAACCTGCGTTACACCTCGTACCCTGTCAATATGGGCGGGCCGGGGCGTATTTCAGCTAGCTTTGAGGGTGTGGCGAAGTATGACACTACATCCAGTTATGCCGTGAGGATCACCCTTACTAACACGAGGGCATCATATTAATCTTTTGGAAAAAAAAGGAGAACCAATGAAAGTTAAAGTCGGTGAAAAAGAGTTCCTGCTAAAAACGTTGAAGCTCAATGACTGGGTGGTGGCGGAAGAAAAAGGCCTCGATATTGGCAGATTGCAGAGGGGAGATTTTAAGCTGAAAGATCTGCGTGTTCTGTGTTTTATTGCGCTCCATTGCGTTGATCCAGAAATCACCGAGGAATGGGTCGGTGACAATATCACCCTTGAGGACATGACCCTCACGGACAAGATTGTAAATTTTATCATGCCCAAGGGAGCCAAAAAAAGCAAAACTACATAGATTATCTGGACTTGTTTGGGCGGGAATACGGATGGTCGAAAACAGAAGTTCTTGATTTGTCAATGCCGGAAATAAATCACCTTGTGAGGCTCATCGAGGCCAGGAATAAAAGAGAGGGTCAAACCTTAAATGCCCCGTAAAAATAAAATAGAAGTTGTTATATCCGCAAAAGATCAGATTTCAAGGTCGCTGCAAGGTATTACAAAACGAGTTTTTAGTTTAAAATCTGCGGTGGCAGGGATAGCGGCAGGGTATGGCCTGAAAAAGCTTGCTGATGGGTTTATCGAGGTTGGTTCCAGCATGGACAAAATGAGGATATCGCTGGACACTATCACGAAAGGAGAGGGTAATAAGTGGTTTAAAGAATTGAACGAATGGGCCTTAAAAATGCCTATCAACACTGAAAAAGCAATACAATCTTTCACTATGATGCGGGCTATGGGATTACGGCCCACGATTGAGGATATGACGGTCCTGGTAGATACAACCAGTGCGCTTGGCGGTGATGGTGGGGCATTAGCAGGTATTGCCAGAGCATTAGGGCAGATAAAAACCAAAGGGAAGGTCTCAGCCGAAGAACTGATGCAGCTTGCCGAGCGTGGCATTCCGGCTTATGAAATATTAGCAGAAAAACTGCACCTCACCAAAAAACAATTAGGAAGCATTGGGAATGCTGGGATTGATGCCGGTGTGGCAGTCAAGGCACTGCTGGAAGGTATGGCTGATCGTTTCGGCGGCCAGAGCAAGAAGATACAGAACACATGGGCTGGCTTAATGGAGAGCCTAAAATCATATTGGAAAGAATTCCAGCGGCTCGTGATGAGTTTTGGTGTGATGCAGTTTCTTGAAAAAAGTTTAGGGAGACTCATCTCTAAAATTGACGAACTCAAAAAAAGCGGCGGTCTGGAAGTATGGGCTAAAAGGACAGCGGCGGCGGTCTTAAAATCGTTCAAATCTATGGTGTTAGGCTTAGGCACTATGATTGACACATTTATGAAAATGTGGCGGCCATTCAAGCGTACAATTTCATCTTTATGGAAGGATTTCAGGTCTCTTCCTGGATGGGTTCAGCAAGTGGGTGTAATGGGCGCCATCCTGTTTGGGAAACTTGGAGTTGTCGCTTTGGTTGCGGGAATAGAAGTTTTCAGCAAAATCAGTCTCGAAGCTCGTGGCTGGATGGCCATTATGAAAGGAGAGCTGAAAGTATCTGACCTGTTGAACAAAAGCTATGAGGAGGCCTCTAAACTCCTGGCTGATCTTGCCAAAAAAAAGGAACTTACTTCGAGAGGTCAAGTTGTCAGGGGGAAAATATATTACCCTGGCACAGCAGGGGCGGTGGCTCAAAACGTAGCAGGTGAGATTGACAAGATCATTCAGGAAATGCAAGCTGCCAGTGACGTAAGTGTTAATGCATTAAAAAAAGCAGAAACGGCGGCAATCCAAACCAGCCAAACCGTAACAACCGAGACCGAAAAAGCAACCATTGAAAGGCTTGCGGCCTACAAGACCATGTATGAGTCCCTGTCCGATTGGGGATATTCTGACTATAAAACCCAGCTTAAATTAATAGCTCAACAAAAAAAAGAGTTTCTGAAAGCGACAAAAAACAAGGTCCTTGTTGAAAAATGGGCATCCGCGGAACGTCAAAAGGCATGGGAAAAAGACCGCTTGAAGTTTGGCAAGTTTTCTGAAGGGATTGCGATTGCTTACGAACAAATGAAACGGAACGCGACCAGCTTTGCACAGGTGGCATTTGATTCTTTCAACTCGTTTGTCGAAAAAGCGACCAGTGTTTTTTCGGACGTGTTTTATGATGGACTGACAGGAAAACTCAAGAAGCTCAAGGATTATTGGGACGATTTTTGGGACTCGATGAAACGTACCTTCGCGGACTCGTTGGCCTCGATGCTGAAAGATTGGGTGTTCAGTCTTGGGAGGATGTCAGGGGCGAAGATCACTTTATCCGGTGCTGGCGGTGGCGGTGGGGTCAGCCTCACAGGTATGATGAGTGCTGTCACCAGTTTTTTCGGGGGTGGTGGGAGTGCTGGCGGTTCGTCAGCCCTGTCAACCCTTGCATCGGCTGGATCACAGGCTTGGGGTGCTCTGAGTACCGGGGGCGGAATTTTCACAGCCCCCTCTATGGTAGAAGCGGGTGTTGGATTCCGGTCTCTGGCGAGCATACCCGGTATGACAGTACAGAGGGGGGTGGAAGGCGCAACACTGGCTTTCAAAGGAGTCCCTTTAGGCTCTTATTTTACGGCAGGAGGGTTAGGGGCGTTAGGTTATGGGACGGTCGGAAAATGGGTCGGACTGCCGCAGAGTAAATACAGTGGGTACACAGCCGGAGCTGGTGCTGCGGGCGGGATGTACGCTGGGACTGCGGTTGGTTCAGCGTTGGTGGCATCAGGAACAGTTGGGGCGACAGTAGGGACTTATGTTTTGCCTGTGGTAGGCACCATTATTGGAGCGGTTCTCGGCGGCTTAGCAGGCTCTCTCTTTGGCGGGTCGAAAAAAAAGCACAAAGGTACTTACGCGTGGAAATTCGGGCTCGAAGACAGGCAGCTTGACCTCTCCAGGGTCCACAGTTACAGGGGGCCTGGCCATGTTCAGTACGGTGCTGGTTGGGGAGGCTTCCAGGAAAAGCTGGACAAGGTTTTTGAAAACTTTGACAGACGATTTGAAGCTTTCCCGAAATACATCCAAGAGGCGATGAGACCGACCGTGGAGCAGACAGAGGCACAACTCAGTGAAACGATTTTCTCACGATACCTGAACCGCCAAAGACGGCAGGCGAAGGCACTGCGAAAATATTTTGACAAAACATACCTCCCTGAGATTGAAAAAGCATACAACAAAATTATTGAAGTTACGATAAAAATGGCAACTGAACTTTTCGATAAAAGCAAAGAAATTATTTCAGGTACAATGATATCCGCCCTAAATGAAACTGATTCTGTGTCCGCTTGGGAAAAATTCGCAACCAATGTGAAAACAGTCATGTATGAAAATATCGTGAGCGGGATCGTGAATGCCCTTGCGGAGTCGGCAATATATCAGGAAGTTTTAGCACCAACCATGGTCGCAATCTCTACCGCCTTTAATCAGGCTTACGAAAACGGCATGTTTAACGTTATTAAATTTCAACAGTTAGTTGCCCCGGCAATCCAAACTTTTAAAACCGGGTTAGGGGCATTACAACCAGCATTCGAGGCGGCATATGGGGTGGTCAGCGAGATAAAAGGAACATTGTTACCACCTCCACCACCTCCACCACCTCCACCTCCATCTGAGGCTCCATATTATACCACCCCGGAAGGTGAGAGAGTTTTTACCTCCGCCACAGACGCGTCAGCAAGGGCGTTAGGCGGTGTGATCGTAGAGCAGTTACAGATCATGCCCAACGCCAATATCGACGAAGCGTTATTTGATAAACCTCTCGACTGGTGGATTGAACTCGCGAAAAACAAAGTGCTCCCTGCCCTGAACGAATTAGGTGAGGCGGGGGCCCTAACAACTCTGACATATGAGGGGGCATAATAATTGGGGGATATCAAACTTGGGCCTGTTGGGTCTTATGTCACACTCACCAATATAGCAGGGTACGGATATCGATTCGCTGAGACTATTGACCGTAAAGATATCCGCACAAAGGGCCAATTGTACACTTATATCCAAAACGGAAGCTGGCACAAACTTAAAATTCCGGCAAGCTACGTCAACTCCGCGGACAGGTCGTTAATCAACAGCTGGTGGAAAACCGCGACAAACCTTTTGTTTTTCGAGGACTCTGACCAAACCTCAACATATCACACTGTACGGATTATGGGTGTTCAGGAACCTTTTCAAAGCTTTGTCCGGCCATATTTCCGCACCTACTACGCTGGTGAGATTATATTGGAGACCGTGTAAATGAGCACTACGGTTACAAGCTTTTTTCAGTCTCAGATGGAATCCACCAACCCATCATCACGGCTACTCCGATTTACATTCAATGGCTCTGATATATCCCCCCATGTTTTATCTTACGGCACGTTGAGCCGAAACATCTCAGAATCAATCGGAAACCGTGGATACACCATTGAGATCGAAAACACAAGCCAGTTGCTGAACTCATTAATGACGGAAAAGGCTCAGTTTTTGACGACCGGGACTTTCGATTATGGGTTCACAACAGACACAGGCAGCGAAGAGACCTTGCAGCTTTTCAGCGGGGATTTGCTGAAAGCTCGATTTAGGGAGAAAAGTGTCAGCCTGTTTTTCAGGGATAAATTATTACGGCTAAAAGCCCGCACGGTAGGGTCGGATGATACACCCGTTTCTTTCACCAGCACGAACGTAAACCCGGCTGATCTGGTGTGGTGGATGGCAACCTCATACGGCAACCTGAGCCTCATCACTTCCACCTCTAATCCCGACATTGATTACGCATCCTGGGAAACTTGGAAAGCGATTTTTACAGACAATAATACAGTCGTCAATGCCCGATTCACAGGGGAAAATGTTGTTGAGATTATCGAAGAAGCACAGGAGATCACGGACTCTGTAATATACGCGGAGGGTGATAACAAGCTCTATTTTACCCGATGGACAGGCGTATCAAGTGACGTGATTACAATCACTGATTCTGTCACTACTCGGATCGCGGACATTACGGTCGAGGGGACGCACATCACAAACAAAGCACGGGTTCTGATCGGATACAACCCCACAAGCGGGGCATGGGCAGGAGAAATAACCCGGCAGAACACCACATCAACTAACAGCTACGGCGTCTTTGAAAAAGCGTACTACGGGAAAAAGGTCTGGCTGGTGGATAGTGTTTCAGCCATCAATCTTGCGGACCGGATTGTTGCCAGGCGCAGGGAACCGAACATCAAAGCTCAAATCACAACCCCGATTATATACCTCAATGCGCAGGTAGGAGACGAAATATCTTTAACTTCTCAGGTATTCAGCTTTTCAAATAAATCTTTTGCTCTTTTGGGATATCAAATTGACGCGAAAAACGACACAATGACATTGATTGCTGACGAAGGTTTTGGGAAAGTTGGTTTTATGAAGGGCTTTATTTTAGATGACGCAACTTGGGGTTTGCTGGATCAGGAAGAAAACCCGATCCTATAGGGAGTATAAAACATGGCATGGACTGATCTAACTTTTTCTTTCGGATCATTATTGACGGCTACAAAAATGACACAACTTGATGACAATCTTGACGCGCTCGCGGCCGGGGATGCGGGGGCACCTGAGATCCAGTCAGAGGCTTTAGCGGATAATATAACTTTAGCAGGAAACCTTTATGCCAATGGTGGCAGTGTTTATAGTGATAAAAACGCAGGGGGCAGCGCACATTTTTGGTTAAGGGACGCTGGCATTGTACGAGGATTATTTTATTGGGACAGTACAAATAGTAGAGTTGTATTGAGAAAATATGATACTGACGGCACGACTGTATTAGGCGAACTAAAGCTGGATGAGAACAACCTTGTTTATGGTTCTAATACTGTCTGGCACGCGGGCAATCTAACCACCAATGAAATTATCAAAGGCTGGATTAACTTCAACGGTACGGGCACGATTGCAATAAACGATAGTTACAATATCACCTCTATTACTGATGATGGTGTGGGTATTTACACGATCACTTGGGATACTGATTTTGCGAATGCGAATTACGCTATTTCCGGCATCGCTCGAAGGACACCAGCAGATGGTGGCAATGGGGTGGTCTGTCTCTCCTCGGGGACGGCCCCAGCGGTTGGGAGTGTCAAAGTGCTAACCTCAGATCTGGGGGCCACAGAAGTTGATATGGAAGCTGTGAGCATTATAGCCATAGGAGACCAATAATTATGAAAGTACGAGCAATTTATAAACCCGATGGTTCCGTAAGCGTGATTCATCCTGCCCCCAATTCCCGGAAGTTTTCTATTCAAAAGACAAAACTTGATGCTTTTGAAACTGCGTCAGAGGATCCAAACACACAAGATGTATTCGTAACAGTTGAAATGCCGCTATGCTTGAAGATTTTAAGGGAAAACAAATGCGGCTTGGCATTGGAGCATGAAAAACAGTATCCGGGGTCATTTGATTTTGAACCCGAAGATCAATGGTTAAGCAGAGTGTTTGAAAAGGCAACGCCAGAAGAGCTTCCATACGAGGATATTGACGATTCCACATTACCGAACAGCAGGGAAGACAGGGAGGCATGGGAGCATAATCCTTCCGGTGGCGTGAGAGTCAACGCCGCGAAGGCACTGCAAATAAAAGAAGCCAAGTCTAAAGCTGTTTTGATTGCATCAGAAGAAAAAAGGATTGTGAATGAACAAGCGATTGCAAACTTAACAGCGCAAGGGAAAATATAGAAATAGTTATTATAGTATTTCCAGGATTATTAGATTTATAAAATAGGAGGAAACAATGGACCTTGTACCAATTAAAGTAAAAATAGGGCTACGGCCTAACGGCCATGCTGATCATCCAGACTGGACGAAACTGCCTATGATTAATGATAGCAAAGAGGTGTGGCTTAACGCACCACAGGGGTGGATTTATGACAAGTCTTGTGGCCACAAAGAGCACAGGGCTGACAGCCCACAAGGAATGCAATGGGGGTGTCTGTTGTGCACTAAAGAATTTGCAAATGAAGCCTTAGCAGTTTTCCCTACGTTGGTCACTAAGATAACAGAAGCGGAGTTTGAGGATTTTTATAACAATTATGCCAGGGCGCATTTACCGGAAAATAGAGTTGATATAAATGTTATGCAAGGTTATCAAATTGAACTCGACCTTAAAGAAAAGCTTGGGCTAAACACAACTGCCTTAAAAGCAAAGATAGCTAAAGCTCTTGATCCTGAAGATAAGGAGGCAGGAATAAAGAAAAGCAAGTTGAGATATTGGTCAGACCTTAAAAGCAACTGTGGTATCACAATAGAGGCAGCTAAGTAAATAGTGAAAAAGACTCGAAAATCAGTTTTAATTTCATTCCCGAACTTATATTGGATTCATAAACATGTTGTTCATAAGGCATTGCTTTTACAACAAGATGGCCGGTATAAACTCAATATCATAATGCCATCCCATAAACCTTATGAAAACAATCTGCATCATATTGTCAATGATTTTATGAGTGGTGATTATGATTTTTGGCTGAATATAGACTCTGATAACCCCCCGATGAGGAACCCTCTGGACCTTGTTGTATTAAATAGGGATATCATAGGCCTTCCAACTCCGGTGTGGCATTATGACCCTAATAATAAAAAAAAGGGTGAAAGGCCAATATATGAGAATGCTTATGCCTATGATGAGCAGGTTGATGCCTACAGAGAATATCAAAATAAAAAAGGATTACAAGAGGTGGATGCCATTGGTACTGGGTGCTTTCTTGTAGCTAAGAGAGTCTTCGAGAATGAAAACATGCGGAAAGCTCCATTTGAAAGAAAACTGTACCATGATGGCACGGTGCATAAAGGGAATGATATCAGTTTCTGTGAGAGGTTGAGGGAAAATGGGTTTCATATCTACGCCCACTTTAACTACCTGTGTGACCACTTCTCGGAAAAGAGTTTAATCGAAACCAGCAACGCTTTTAGGAACCTATACGTATAATGGCAGACACTCTGTGGTGCGGAAACGAAGCGGATAAGCTCTATCTGCAATCAGGACAATTTGATGCCAATGTGTTAGAAAGCATAGAGGTAGGAGGTACCGATACAGACCCAAGCGGTATTGCATGGGACGGCACCAATACACCTTGGTGTGGTCGAAACGATGATAAGCTTTACCTGCAATCAGGTCGGTTTGAGGCTGATATCAAGTACAGTTTTGATGCTGGCGGAATTGACACATATCCCTCGGATGTTTCATGGGATGGGTTCGACACCCCATGGATTGGGCAGGATGATGATAAGCTCTATCTGCAATCAGGTCAGTTTTACTCACCAGTAAAAGATAGCCAGGCTATAGTAGATGCGTATTCTCATGGCGTTTCATGGGATGGGACGAACACTCCATGGTGTGGTTACGGAGACCAAAAACTTTACCTTCAATCAGGGAAGTTTGAGTCTACAATCAAGTTCAGCTTTGATGTAAGCGGGATTGATATTTACGCAACTGGTATATCTTACAATGGGACAGATACAATATGGAGTGGCAGTGAAAATGATAAGTTATATGTTCAATCAGGTCAGTTTTACTCACCAATAAAAGAAAGCCAGGCAGTAGGAAGCCTTGACACCTCTCCATGGGGGATTGATCATGGCGATTTTAATGAAAGGGTGGGAGAAGCAGCGGATGCGCTGACCTCAGACGATATTTCAGCCAGTGCGGCTACTGTTGGAACCCCGACCATCAGTGTTCTGGAGAATCTCACGTCTGCGGATATTTCTGGTTCCGCAGCGGCTGTTGATACCCCAACCATAGGGCAGGAACACGAATTCTCCAGCACAAACATAAGCGCAGGTGCGGCGACTGTTGGAACGCCCACCATCGGCCAAGAACATGCGTTAGCGTCTCAAGACACAGATGCAGGAGCGGCCACAGTTGGAAGCCCTACACTTGGGCAGGCGCATAAAATAACCAGCGCAAACATAAGCGGGGCAGCCGCTACGATTGAAGCCGCAACGATTGGGCAGGAACACGGATTAGCAAGCTCTGATATTTCAGCCGGGGCAACTACGGTTGAAACTCCAAACATCGGACAAGAACACGCCTTGGCCAGTGCTAATGTAGATGCTGGAGCCGCCACAGTCGAAGCGGCCACCATCGGCCAGGAACACGGGCTGGCAGGGCAAGACGTATCAGCCGGGGCGGCAGTAGTTGGAACGCCAAGCATGGCAGGGGAAACAGCCTTAAACTCTGCCGACATTTCAGCCGGGGTGGCAACCGTTGGAGCTCCCACTCTTGGCCAGGAGCATGCGTTAGCATCTGAGGACATAAGCGGCTCAAGTGCTACGGTAGGGACTCCAACAGTAGGCCAGGAGCATGCGTTAGCATCGGCCAACATAGATGCTGGTGCGGCGGAGGTTGGCACTCCTACCATTGGTGTTGTGCACGTTCTTGTGTCTGCGGACGTTTCCGGCCAAGCGACCACGGTAGAGGCTCCAACCATCAGCCAAATACATGCCTTGCTCTCAACAGATATCGATGCAGGGACGGCGGCTGTTATATTAGCGACTATTAGCCAAGAGCATGCATTACTTTCATCGGCAGTTGAGACGGACACCCCGATTATAGGCGAACCGACACTGCTTGAGGTTTTGGATCTCCCGCCTCCTATATTCAGGGTGACGAAGATTGAGGCAGAAAACAGAATCATGGTGATACCGCAGGAAAACAGGGTGACGAAGATTGAGGCAGAAAACAGAATCATGGTGATCGTTAATTAATAAAAAATAGGATTGCCAATGAGCAACGAGTTCAACAGGAGGTAAGAAAATGGCAGCAACAATATTTGACAATGTATTCGATAATGGACTTTCGATTTTAGACCTAAACGCGGACAGGCTGGACATATGCAGCCAGCAACCGACTACCTATGCGGAGGCAGTGAACTCTTACTCTTTGGGATGTGAGCTTTCCATTACAGTAGGTGCACCAGAAGACGGGGCGACCGGTAGAAAAGTTACCGTTTCAGCAATCACGGCGGGGTCGGTATCGGGGACAAACACGGCTACCCATTTCGCGCTCACGGATGTGAGCTCAGTTACCTTGCTCGTAACTCAGGCTTTAGCTTCCCCGCAAGCAGTGACGGCGGATAATTCATTTACGCTGACCGCGTTTGATATCACCTTACCTGATCCTGCTTAAAACCTAAACGGGGGAGGTTAAAAAATGGCTGAAACATTTTTGAAAGACCCACAGGCTCTGCTGGATTGGGGCTGGGACTGGTCGAATTGGTTAAAATCAGGCGAAACGGTCAACTCAAGCTCCCTGTCTGTGACGGTGAGTAGCAGTCTGACGGTGGCTACGAGTCCTGCCCCAACGGTCAGCCAAGCATCCGCGGGGGTCGTGGTAGCATGGATATCGGGTGGAATATCCGGTACGGACGAGACCGCCACATGCACAATGATGACTTCGGCGGGGCGGCGGGACGTGAGGACAATCGTAATCGATGTCGATAATCGTTAGAGGGGAGAAAAATATGAGCTGCAAAAAACTCATTATTTATGTTGCGATCACGGTCTTGTTTTTCTGGTTTCCATTGGCTTATTCCGTTTTTGCGGCTGAAAAAACAGCGACAATTACATGGACGATACAACCGGAATCACCAGCACCGACACACTTCCAGATATATCAGGCAGACAACCAAGATATGACCGGGGCGACTTCTCAGGGGCTGCAACCTGAGACGCTCAACCCTTACTCTGCCCCGTTAGCAATATCTGTGCCAAACAACGCCGTGACAATA